GTGGTGCAACAGTTGTTGGCTGCTAAGGGATTGTATCGGTACAAAATAGATTCTGATTATGGCAGACTTACTCGAAAGGCTGTTGTGGAGTTCCAGAAGCGTCGGCTACTATATGTTGACGGCGTAGTTGGACCAAATACTTGGAAGGCGTTATTACGATGAAAGAATATCTAGATTTACTTGAAAGATGCGGAGCAACATTCGTACAAGCAGCAGTAGCCACAATTAGTGGTAACAGCTTCCTTGACATGGGAGTAAGTAACTGGAAACTAGTAGCAGCTTCAGGGTTTGCTGCTGTGTTGTCAGTTCTTAAAAGTTGGGCTGCTACCAAGGTTGGCGATAAGTCATGTTCCTTGGCTAGTAAGAATGTTCCATTTGAGGAGTCCCTGTACGGCGACGAGTAGTGAGGTCAGCAGGTGACAATAAACTACAGCTCATCTGCGGTTACCTACGCAAGTTCAAGCGTAAATTATTCGCAAGCAGACGCAACAGTAAACGCATCGACAATAGCGTGTACTGTAACTGTACCGGCTGTAACCGTAACAGCCTTTGCGAATGCTGCCGTTGCGGTAATTGCAGGTACGACGACTGTTCCTGCTCCGACTGTATCAGGGACAGCTAATTTAGCTCCTAGCGTAATAGCCACTAGCGCTACTACGCCGTCAGCAACAATATCAGGCACAGCTAGTGTTGAACCTAGTGTTATTGCTGGTGTCACGGCTACGCCTTCTGCGACTATATCAGGTACAGCTAGTGTTGCCCCTAGTGTTGTCTCTACGGCTGCTACAACGCCTTCTGCGACGATTTCAGGCAACGCTGATGTAGAACCATCAGTGATAGGTGGAACGTCTACAACGCCGTCTGTGACCGTCAGTATGGACCAGAACATAGATGTGTCCACAATTAGTGCTACAACGTCTGTAAATCAATTATTATTTAACAAAAAGTATGTGCCTGTATTTGAAAACACGGTTCCTACGTTAGACGTTACCAGGTTCCCGACTATTAGTCCTGCGAGGAACTTGCGGAGATTCTATCCTCCGACGGCTAGAGGGGTTAATATATTTATATTAAACGATGGGTCGGTAACGACTCGACAACCGGCAGACATGAGTACAGTTTCTCGGACAATATATGGTGGGCATGAATCCCCTACTGATTTTACAGAAGATGAATTAAACTCGTTAAAGAACGCTGGCTACGGAATAGAGGTTGAGGGTTATGCCACGGTATGACTATAAATGCAACAGATGTGACAACGTTGAAGAAATAATACATGGCTTTAATAATGAGCATTCTTTTCATTGCGTTGATTGTGGGCAGGCGATGAGTAAACTTATTTCTGGTGTGAACATTGCGCCTTCTGCTATGCCTTCTCGTAACTCTGTGATTGATTTAGATGCTACGAAGAAAGCTGAGAAAGCTAAGGATGCTGATATGTCTGCGTATAAGCGTTTGCGTAAGAGTGGTTTGCAACCTAAATCTATTAATGGTTCAGCGCATTTAGAGAAGCATGCTGAGACTAAGAGCGAAATTCAGGCAGGTCGTTTGTATTCTAGTGATGCGAGTAGGAAAGAAAGCGAAAGACTTATGAATAGTATTGAGGCAAGATGACTGCTCAAACGTGGATAGATGAAACTAAGAACTTGTTGTTAACTGATTATGTTGAAGAACATGACCAGCTATCAACCGGGCTAGGTACAAGTGATACAACTGTAGCGTTCACCTATGACAGTTCTAGCATTGTTGAAGGATCAATTATTGAAGTAGGCACTGAGCTAATGTATGTGTTCAGTGTTAACGCTTCAACAAATAACGCTACTGTTAAGCGTGGCTTTCGAGGCACAACCGCTGCTTCACACAGCACAAATGATCTAGTCACTGTTAACCCTAAGTTTCCTACACAACTTGTTTTAAACGCTATTAACGATGAGTTAGCTGATTTATCATCTCCGCAAAATGGTTTGTATCAAATGAAAACAATTGAGTTTACTTACAACATATCTCAAGATGGATACGATCTTGCTGGCGTAACTGATGACGTTTTGACTGTGTACCAGGTGACGTACACTGATGATGGTTCTGAGAATACTGAGCCGGTGTTGCCTGCGTGGACTTTGCGACGAGATCGCAATACCGCTTCGTTCGCATCAGGGTATGCTTTGGTTTTGCATGATGACGCTAACTCCGGGCAGAAAGTCAGAGTCCAATACAAGACAGGGTTTACTGCGTTAACGGCTACGTCAACAGCGTTAAGCACTATTGGCTTGCATTCATCAGCGTATGATTTGCCGTCAGTTGGAGCAGCGTTACGGTTAATGTCTACTCGACCTGTCCGACGTGAGTTTATAGATGAGCAAGGCGCTAGCCGTAGAGCCGGTGAGGTTCCTGCCGGTGCTATATCTGCTTCTATGCGTGACCTTAGAGCGTTGCGTGATACCAGAATAAATGCTGAAGCTGCTAGGTTAGATCAGCAATATCCAACGTATTGGATGAGGTCGGGGACTAAAACGCAGAACTCTTTTTATAGAGGGGTGTAAATGGTTCACAGAGCTGAACGGCTACCAGTTACATTAACGATAGATGCTGATGCACGTTCATATAACATTGATGTTGAGCAGTATCGTCGAACGACTATTCCTACGTTGCGTGAGCAAAGGGATTCGTCTGACGAGCCTGGTGAGCAGTCAATAAGTTCTCAGTTTTGGTTGAGGTCGCAGACTGATTGGTCGTTTGGTGCTGGGCAAACGTTTTACGATCATGCTAATTCTAATCGGTCAAGGTTTAGTGCTTCGTCTGGTGTGGATGTGTGGACTGAGGGGCAGATTAGTTTGTTGCCTATTTGTGAGTCTAAGAATGACACGTTTGCGTGGACTGATGTGAAGATGAAGATGCTTGGGTCGTACATGTATGTGGCTCAAGGAACTGACTTGTATTTTTCTAACTCGTTTAACTCTGCTGACGCTGATGTGAACTGGTCAACGGTTACAGCTTTGGCTAGTCCGCATGCAATAACTGATATTGCGTCTGACGGCACAAATGTATTTATTGCGTATGGCTCTAACAGAGCTGCTGCTACTGTTGCTGTCGGTTCAACTAGTCAGCCTACGTCGTTAGGTTCGCAAAACCCTGACTTTATTCGCATTGTTGGTGGCAGATTGTTTTTCTTAGATGGTTCTAACATTTCTGAAATAGCATCAAATGGTAACAAGGTTTCTAGCAGCATTGACCATGATTTACCGCACGCTGGCACATGGGTTACTGTGTGTTCAGGTCCAGTAGGTTTTTACGCAGCAGAAAACACAAACGATACAGGTTCAATTAAGTTTATTTCTGTAGCTGCTGCTGATGGTTTGCTTGACGAACCACAACAAGTAGCTGAATTGCCTAGAGGCGAAAAGATTAACGACATGGTTTCCTACGCTGGTATTCTTGCGTTAGCGACTACTAAGGGTTTGCGTATCGCTGCTATGGATGCAGGGTCAGGATCGGTAACGTATGGTCCTGTCATCGATGATGTAGGGCAAGTATTTAGTTTGGCTGCTGATGAACGGTTTGTGTGGTTTGGTGGCGGTTCTGGGAAAGTGTATCGAGCTGATTTGTCACGGTTTACTGAAAGCCTTGTTCCTGCTTGGGCGGCAGATGTGGTGTCAGTTAAAGATGAAACATCTGGTGGTGCTGATGCTTCGCCAAGTAACGTTATGTTTATTGCTAGGGCTTTAGGCGAAACGTATTTTACTGATTCTACTAATGGTGTGCAGGGTGAGAAGTCTACTGGTGAGTTGGTTGCGTCTGGTACGTTAACGGTTGGTGATGTGAGTTGGAATAGTCAGTTTGATAAGGTGTTGCGTAACTTTGAGATACGTTACGCTCCGTCATCTTTGTCAGCTACAAGCAATCAGTACAGTGAGTCAGGTGTAGGGTACAGCGGTAGTATTACTCAGTATGCTGGTGCTTCGTCTAGCGCTGGTGGTTTGATAACTGCAACGGTTACGAATGATGAGAACGTTAGTGTCACAACAGGTAATTTAAGTAACAAGGTTGCTACGAACATTACGACGCTTGTTCCTGAACTATCTGAAGCGTTTAAGGTGCAACTTAATTTAACTAGGGACTCTGTAGTGACTGCTGGTCCTATTATTGAATCGTGGAGAATCCAAGCGTTTCCTGCTCCTACAAGAGTAGATGAAATAATTGTTCCAATTATCCTTAAGACAAGGGTTGCTACGTCTAGAGGTAGAGGTTCCGCTATTGGGTACGATACGAAAGCTGAATACAGTGCGTTAAAAACAGCTATGGCTAATCGGGAGATCATAACGTACCAAGAAGGTTCGCAAACTGACACTTGCGTAATTGACCAGATAGCTATGTCAGCAGAGAAATTATCTGACGATGGCAACTGGTGGGAAGGGGTATGCACCCTTCGACTACTAACTGTCCCCTAGAATGGTATATGACCAAAATTCTTTACTACGACATTGAAACAGCGCCTAACTTAGCGTATGTGTGGGGGCAGTACCAGCAAGATGTTATA